ATTTCCTATAAAGCTAGCGGCGATAATCCTCTGGTTGGGATTGGGGCCGGAATAGCAGGAGCAAAATTCCTTGGAAGAATGCCCAAAGGTACAATGCTTGGTGTAATGGGGCCCGCTTCTGTATTATACGGCATGTATGAAGGCTGGAAAGAAGGAGGAGCCTTCGGGGCGCTTACGGGGGGCATACGACAGGTTGCGACATGGGCTGCGTACGATGCCGGTCTAAAAGCAATTTCTGTTATGAGCCGAGGAACTATGGTCCAAGCCGCCATGAAACTGGTAGCCAATCCTATAACTTTTACACTGGCTGCCGGCGGACTGGTTGCATACATGGGCTCTAAGTATCTTGCTGCAGTTGGCAGACAGGCAACAGAAAGCGAGTTCTATGGAAATACTGCCGCCTTTCATACGAGAGCAGCCTACACTATGCGACAGCGCGCATTAATGGAAATACAGCGCTCTCACACTAATAGTAGAACTATTCTCGGTAACGAGGCACAACTGATGCACTTTTAAGAACAAGGAGGAAGTATATTGAGGCCAAATATCAAGGGGCCTAATTTTCAAAATCCGGTATGCCAGGCTTGCATAAAGCGTCAACTAGAGAAATACGGCGGCTATGTTGACGAAGACGGCAACACATATGGGGAGTTCTCTATTCAGTGTCGTGGAATCCCCGAACAGCACATTGACGAAGGTCTGGCGAAGACACTAACCGACGAACAGCGCCAGGAGATTATAGGACTGTTTGATCCGGTTGTTTGGGCTGAAAACTGGTGTAAGCTCCCGGACGGGAGTCCGTGGGTAGCCAGATGGTATCAGGCCGACATCTTGAGGTGTACTGCACGCCGTCGTGTTACGAGGCTGGGACGACGCGTCGGCAAGTGCCTAGAGGAGGGCACGCAGATTATGACGCCTTCCGGTCCAGTAGAAATCCAGAACCTGCGGCCCGGAGACATGGTTTACGCCTACGATGTAGAAACCGACTCGGTATTTCCGGCACCAGTGAAAGCTCTCCACGATCAGGGACTACAAGAGGTAGTAGACTTAAAATACAAAGGGAAGAAAATTGTTTCTTGCACACCGATACACAGGTGGCACACTACAAATAGCACACGCAAAGACCTCAAAGGGGTATTGCGGCTGAATGAGTTTTCGAGGGATACTGCAATTACCAGAAAATATGTTGACGGGATGTGCGAGTTTAATGACAGCCTTCCTGACGACGGAAAAGATTTTGTGTGGCTAGACTTTAACCTTGACGAAAGACGTATAGCTCAATGTTGGGATATTACGCTTGACACAAAAGACAGCCTGTATCTTACGGCGGACGGACTGGTAACCCATAACACGGACATGATTGCGATACATACATTGCATTTCTGTATGACCAACCAAAACAAACGAATATTAATTATCGCTCCTTATAAGTCACAAACAGAAGAGATCATTACGCGCATCAAGGGGTTTATCAGAGGAAATCCGAAGTTACAGGCGTCAGTAAAACGAGAGCGCAATAGTCCATTCTACGAAATAGTATTTTGGAACGGATCACGTATTCGTGGTTTCTCTAGTGGTACAAAGTCGGGTGGAGAAAGTACTGGAATTAGAGGACAGGACGCAGATCGCATTTATCTAGACGAGGCTGCCTTTTTGGATGCCGGTGATTTGCGAGCCATTACTGCGATTCTCACCACCAATGCCCATGTCGATCTCTGGGGTTCTAGCACCCCCACTGGTGCTCATACTCACTTTTGGAACTGGTGTGAACAGAGTCCAACCTATAAAGAATTTCACTTCCCGTCTAGTGTTTTGCCGTTTTGGGATGAAGTGAAAGATCAACTACGTGCAGATTATGCAGGAGATCCACAAGGGTGGCAACACGAAATAGAGGCAGAATGGGGAGAAGAAGCAGTTGGCGTCTTTCAGCACGCGTATATAGAAGACAGCAAGTCGTCTCATAAATACGAAGAGCAGTATCATTTACCCGGTTGGACTTATGTGGTTGGGGTAGATTGGAACACTAACTTTGGAACAGAAATAGTAGTAGTAGGGTATGGAGGAAATGGTCAATTTAAGGTTGTTAGCGCTGTAAATATTCCAAAACAAGGATGGACACAGCTTGCTGGGATTAATGCGGTAACAGAAATAAATAAGCTCTGGCTGCCCGCATTTATATACGTTGACGAGGGGGCTGGAGCCACAAATATAGAGTTATTACGCAAACATGCCTATGATCTCATGGCGGTAGATCCCAAAAACCCAGGCGTTCGACTAAAAGATATCGTAAAGTCTTATAACTTTTCTTCAAAGATAGAAATAAGAGATCCTGTAACCGGAAAAATCATTAAAAAGCATGCTAAGCCATTTATGGTTGAAAATGCTGTAAGGTTTTTTGAGGAAAGACGAATTCTAATCTCTTCGTGGGATACAGTTTTGGTTAAGCAGCTTGAGAACTATATCATCAAACGTCGTACGCCCGGCAACGTGCCAATCTATGGTCTTAGAGACGAAAGTGTTGGAGATCATCGGCTTGACGCGCTTATGCTGGCTCTTGTGGGGTTTAAGCTAGAAATGTCTTATTTTGGGAATCCTCGCATTACGACCCACGTTGAAGTTGCTTCACCGGGATTTTTAGGATCTTCTAATGAAGACTACAGAAAAACACAGAGAGAACAATACCTTAAGAGGTTAGAAAGGATACCGCAAGAGCGTTTCCCGGATCAGACAAAAGAAACCGTTTTTACTGCTGAATCTAAAGAGCTTCCCGGTAGGGTGTCGGGCGGTCAAGCAGAGGTACCTGATTATAAGCATGGTTTCATGACTGACGAAGAAGATAAATATATGTTAAAATATAAATTGCGCCGTGCGCGTAAACGGGCGAGATTCTTTCGTGCAAAACCCAAGCGGACAAATATCTAGAGATGGTGGCAGGCTGCCCCGTCTGTCATCATGTACGGCTTCATGCCGTCCTTCTCGCCCACCGGCCTCGGCCTAACAGCCGAGGCCACAAAAAATATAACAAATAAACATAAACATCCATTACAGGAGGCAATACCACATGACATTACGCATATACGAGCAAACCAGTCCGGGGGTATATAGCGACTTCAGCATTGACGGTGACTTTAGTAACCCTCTTACAACGACTCATGATGGCAAAACCGGCAGCACCCTTGAAATGAAGCTGTATGTTGGCCGCGCGAGCGGCAGCACCAGCAGCTACGAACGCATCCAGGTTAAGCCCGTCTCTCTTACCTCCGATAACGACATAGACCCCACTGGTCCTAGTCAAACTGGCTGGGGCGTTAAAGTTATGGCCGATCCTGGTCATACCCCAACGGAAACAGAATGGAGCGAGATCGACTACGGTGCCGCCGTGGATATTGCCGACATTAGCGATGACTCCAAGCTTCCTTTTTGGTATAGGATAGAGTCTCCTGCTGGCATTAGAGCGGGTAACAAAAAGAACATCGCCCTCGTGGTTATGTTCACGGAAATTCCATAAACCAGAGAGGTTAAAGTATGGCTACAATTACTAGTAATGGTACTGGCGGCGGAGACTGGTCTACTGGTTCTACGTGGGACGGCGGAACGGTTCCAGGAGATGGCGATCGTGCCATTATTCAGTCTGGCGATGTTGTATATATCGACGGAGACATTACAATTGGCGATGGCACAACCACAACGACGGTATATGCCGTAGACTGTGCCGGTGAATTAGTCTGGCGAAACGAAAGTGGCGACGCAAACTCTAGTTGGACCTTTACCGTTAACGGCCACATGAATTTCACTGGTGGTCGCTGGTATATAGGCACTGAAGATAATAGTCGTTTTGGTAGCAAGTCTGTCGGTCCCATTCCGGCCAGTCGCACAGCAACTGTGCTGTTTACTATGGCCTATTATCATAGAATTAACTGGGGCAGCGGCCCCTGTTATCTTGAGGTATGGGGCGCAGAACAATACCACCATGATATTGTTACATTTGGTGATGCTACTGGTACTGTAGACTCTGCTTCAGATTACGTATCTTTTGTAGATGCTGACTTAGAGGGAGGTATGGCTGATTTTTATCGTGGTGCGTGGCTAGAAATAACTGGTGGCACGAATGCCGGTGAGAAAAGAGAAATTACAGCATATGATACCAATACAGGCAAAATCACATGGAGTTCCGATCAGCCCATGCCGAATAAATGCGACTCAACAAGCACTTATTCTATTAGGCTTAATTTTGAGAGGGCTCTCCTGCAGTCAGATGTTTCAGCCGGTGAAACTGTTGTTACCTTGGACCGTCCTGCCGGATGGCAAACCGGTGATTATGTTATCATTGGGTGTAGTGCACCGGGATACGACGGGGCGACCAATTTAGAAAAGGTACAAATTACCAAGGTTTCCGCCACTCAGTTTACCTGCAACTTAAGCTACGATCATAAGGCCGGAGACATGGTGATTCATTGCGCGAGAAATGTGGTTTTCGATTGTAGTCTAAACGGTAGCTCTTCGAGCCGTGGCTATTATTTTAATTTTGGCACCAGTGTAAACATGAAAGTTAGTTGGTGTGCATTTAATAATGCTGGTTATTCTTCTTATGCGGTTCTCAGGTACGGGAGTGCTACTGAATCAGAATACCCAACCATAAAAAATATTTATTGCGAGGGGTGGATAGACGGATCTTACGGTAGCGGCTGCTATGCCGTATACATTAATGGTGCAACCTCTTGGGCTGGTCCGACAGAGGAGTTCCAAATAGAAAACATACACGCACATTCTCTACAGGGAATTTTAGATATTGACAACATTAATCCAGATACCGCCATGTGGCCGCTTGAGCGCTCAGAGAAGCTTTGTTTTAGAGATCTGACACTTGTAGGAAGCAAAGGAAGTACTAGCTACGCCCTGGTATCTTCGCCTATACGACCTTCTTTGCAGGTAAGGTTTTATAACCTGTGGATAGACGGCAGAAAACCGGGTGGCACCACACGTGAAGGAGGAATTATTAGGGGTGGTTGTTTTTTGGTTGATGGTTTTAGGTGCTACGTGGCCAATACGTCATTTTATGTATATAGGTCGATTGAAGACGCCATAGCAATACCCGTAGACATTAAAAACGGTGTCAGTAGAGACTGTGGCGCGAGACATATATATATGTATCAGCCCTATGCCTGGAGGGGACTAATAGAAAATGTTAGAATAGAAGGCGTAACTACTTCTAGTGTCTCTGGTATTTGTTGTTATAAAGCTGGCCATTTAACGTTATTTCTACGTAATAATAAATATAATAAACTTTATAATGGGTTAGAGCTAGCAAGCAACAGCGCTGGATATGTATACGAATTTGATAGCGAGTATGGTGTTGAGAGCGCAAACAATAGAAATATCCTTCGTGTCGGGCATCTAGGTGACCTTAATACGCTTAGGTATGTTTCGCATAATACCAAATATGTTACACCGCTGGACGGAATAGACCCAGTTATACCATTTTCCGTATTATCGTATCCGTATGATTGTACAGGCGCTATAGATTCACTAGAGGCACATAATCCGATACTGAATGGTACCCCCTCGCCCTCGGTGGCACTAGTAAACGGAACAACCATAGTGGAAAACGTTGAGCACCCAACTAATCCTCGATCGCAGTCTAATATTAAATTGAAGATCACTCCGCTAATAGCCAGGGCCGATAACTTTATAAACTTACGCATACCATTTCTTGCTTATGCCCAACAGGGGCAGACGGTAACCGTATCGGTATACCTACACAAAAATGTCTCTCAAGAAGACGGAATGCGGCCAAAGCTATATGTATTTGCAAACGGCATCTATGAGTATGCCGAAATGACCGATGTAAATGATACCTGGGAACAGGTTTCTGTTTCGTATGTTGCACGGTACGACGGCGCAATAACCGCCTGGTTGGCCTGTAGAAACAACTACAAATATACAAAGAGCGATCCTAATGGTGGAGGTGGTGACGAAGCCACTCAGGGTACTGTAGTCGTATATGCCGACGAATTAGATATTAGTATTGCATCATAAGAAAGGAACAAAAAAAGTATGGCCAGTGAAACTTTTCTATGGGGCATTCTCCCGGTTGTTAAGTCCAGAGAGACTTTTCTCTGGGGGATTTTTCCTCAGTTTCCGACGGCCAGCCCAGAGCCAACAACGACAAGCGATCTAGTTGGACATACTTTCAGTGTGCCGCCCGCTCCGAGTATAATTGGGAGGCTTCCAGAGGAAGATAGAGAAAGACTATACGAGGAGGAGCTTCCGGAACCACAAGAAGAAAGACAAATATTTGTTGAGCAAGCAGAGCAACAGGAAGAAGTCGCCATATCGGCAAAACAGCAACTGGAAGACACGATACAAAACCTAAAAGACTTTATTGGTGCGGCAGAAGAAATGCAGATGGTGTTAGCAGATAAACTTAAAAACAGGAGAGTTAGAGTTGATCCAAGGAAGAATCCTGCCGTTAGAGAGGCAATCCGCAGGCTTTTTGGCGTTGATTCTGATACGATTACATATGATATGTTCAAACAGGCTCTCGAGCTACGCTCGAAGATAGCTGAGGAAGGAAGGAAGAAGACATATGAGCCCTCTTCTGGATCTTGAAGTAGACATGGAGGCCCTCGACGAGACTAACGTTATGCAGGCGTACTGGAAGCTATTTCCGTATATCGCGAGGGATTTTCTGACCATAGCGGACTTTCATACAATGATGGGGGCTGCTACCGCTCCGACGCCAGCCCACAAGTTAATATATATTCCAACCTCGGCAGCAGCAGCTAGCCTGCAGGCTGCATATAAGGCGGCAATCAAAACCGGAGCAGCAGCCAGAAAAGGTCTTATTACTGGACTAGAGAAGCTAACAGGTGGTTAAACGAAAGGATCCAAGTGCCAACAGTACATAATCCATATCTTCTACACGATGTTAATATTATTGTTAGCGCTTATATAGATCCGCTTGCGGAAGAAGAAAATGTAGGCGGTAAGAAGGTTTACGATCAAGCGCTAGTCGATAATATTTCGTTTGCTACCGGCGGCGGAAGGATCATGCATTGGATCACGGGAGGTCTGGCAAATGCTGCAGCCGGCCTTCAGGAGCAACTAGATGAAGCCAAGGCAACGGTAGATGCCTTATATAGTTATGGAACAAGAAGTCAACCAGATGCAAACGTAGACATAGATTTAGGATTAACAACTTTACAGGGTGTTAATATTAGCAATACGCTTTACACGATGATTCAGGCCGACAACATTGGCGATGCCATGAAAACGCTTGTTGCAGACTGTGTGCCTTGTCAGGACAGAATCTTGACCCTGCTGTCGGTCAATCCGGTCAGTGACGTATTAAGTATTGTCAACAGAAGCTATCAGCGCATGATGAATTTTCTTGTTCAGCTATTTGACTTGGTGTTGGGCGATCACAGCGTAGAGATATTTGCCGACGTATGTAGCTTGCTAAAGTTTTTACATTTCATGTGTTTGCCAGATCTGTTTAGGCTCATCATTGTTTTGTCTCGGCTGATTTCAAAATACAGCATGAAGCTCAAAGAGATTCAGTTGACGTTTTCTGCGATATTGGGTAGGATTGCCGGACCAGCTTTGACTCCACTTGCCACACTAATGGATAAATACATACAGCTAATAATGGCGCCTGTAGAATGTATGGTAGATAGCATAGACGCACAACTACAGTCAATAGACGTTGTTCAGGCGTGGAAAAGGGGGTTTGGCGGCAATCAAAAGGCCGAAAGAACTTTCACTATGAAAGAAGTAGCTGGACCGTTACGCGCCCTTAAAAAATACCTACAGGACTCTGTCGACGAAATACATGAAGAATTTGCAAAGCTACAAAAGAATATCGACGATTGGTTACAGGTGATGGACGAAAAAGACAAGCAGATGTTTGATGTAAGTCAGCATATAGCAAATGTTGCCAGGTTGATAGGGTTAGTTCAGGCAGTTATTTATGCCATTCAACAAGGAGTCGTTATTTGCGGGCCAAGCGAAGGGGCAAGCGAAGAAGCATTAGAAGGTTTTCTAAAGGACTACATTGGTCCGCAGTTTGATCTATCCATAACAACCGATAACGGCATCGCCAAAATACGACCAAGAGTACCGGAAGGATTGAATAAAATTTTTAATGTAGTGGGAACATATAAAAAGACCTTAGAGAAACAAGACCTTCCGACAACAGCAGAACAAAAGGCCCCAAGCACGATAGGTCAAGTTGTTGTCCCTCTTAAAAACTGCCTCTACACCACAACTGACGCTGAATTAGAACAGGTAAAAGATTTTCTTGGTGCTTTCCAAGAGGGTGAATAATATATGAAAATATTTGGCATTTCTTTTGGAAGAAAAAAGAAGACATCTTCCCCATCCGACATAGGGCAAAACGCTCAGTCGGATCTGCTAAAACGAACCAGAGATGTCTCTTCGCAGCCTCCTCCCATACGAACTGTCTCCCTGGCAAAACTTAAGCGAGTTAAGAGCCCGGTTCTTTCTTTTAACCTCAGGACTGGCACTGATGGGTTCCAGCAGCCAGAATACGATATGGCTGAGATTGGCAGGGTTGAAGATGTAGAGGGGTATGTTTCGCGTGCTTTTACCCTTAAAGAAGGACTGATGTTTAAGGAAGGGTGGGAGCTTGTTGGTAAAAACCCTACTACAATCAAGTATATTAAGAAGAGATTTAATCAGATTTCCCGGGTAACAGGTATTCCCATCCAGGCTACGTTTCGCGGAATCGGAGAGGACGTTATTAGGTTTAGTAATAACTTCTTGGTTAAGGTGCGCAACGCTAACGCTAGCGGTGGCAGACCTCGTAAAGATTTAGGATCTTCTCGTGTTCTACAGCCGGTCGCCGGTTATTTTCATATGCCGGTTAGCACTGTAAGAATTAAAAGGAATAAGTTTGGGCGAGTACTGAAATACAGGCAGGAACTGCCGGGCGGTGAGCATAAAGATTTTTCCCCCGAAAACGTGATTCATATTTACGCAAAACGTAAAAAAGGCTTTGCCGTTGGCACTCCGTCTCTTATTCCTATTTTAGACGACATTAGGGCATTACGGCGCATTGAAGAAAACATAGAGATGCTTGTATATCAGCATCTTTTTCCTTTATATCACTATAAGGTGGGAACGCCTGAAACTCCTGCACGAGAATATCCAGACGGAACAAGAGAAGTAGATGTCGTTAAGCAGGAGATTGAGATTATGCCAGCAGAGGGTATGATTGTTACCCCAGAGCGACACGAGATAACTGCTCTTGGTGCAGAAGGGCGAGCTTTGCGCGCAGAGGGGTATCTAAAGCATTTCAAGCAACGTATCTTTGCTGGTCTTGGTGTTAGTGCTATAGATATGGGCGAGGGCGATACCGCTAACAGATCTACTGCAGACAGTATGTCACGCAACCTGGTTGACGACGTAAAATACTACCAGCGTATCATTGAAGAAGCAATCAACGAGCATATTATCAAAGAGCTATTACTGGAGTCTACATTTTCAGACCCCCTCTCTGAAGAAAATCTCGTACAGATAAGATTTAACGAGATTGATATTGATTCAAAGATTAAAGCGGAAAATCATGCAATTAACTCCTTTAATGGGTATGCCATTACCCACAGCGAGATGCGCCGGCTGTTTGGAAGAGAACCGCTTACCGACAAAGAATGGGAAGACACCTTCTGGAAGCGCATAGAAGAGCCCAAGACGCTAATGCAGTCTATTGACGAACCGTGGAGTCCCGAAGCAAAGGCGGCTGCAAGAAGCAGTCAAACGTCCATAATGCCGTCTGACCTATCAGAGGCAGAACGGAAGGCCAAGGAAAAAGAAGGTTCCAGCTCTGGTTCTGGCGGAAAGAAGCCTGGCCCCAAAAGCACCAAAGAGAACAGAGGAGCTAGGGCGGCCAAAGCCGTTGTTACCCCATCTAACCAACACGGAACTAAGCTTGGTCCAGAAAAGCGTAAGAGCTCGATAGATCCAGTTAATATACTGGACGAATTTGATGTAGCCCCCGCTTTAACCACTGTTCCACATAACGATCTTTATCGACACGCCATGGATGCCATTGAAAGAGATCGCTTTGATTTACAGTGGTTTAAGCAGCTGGCCCTAAGTACGTCCACTGCTATCACCGAGAAGCTTTTTAGGCTTGCTCGTCTTGATTTTCGTAGAGGGGTCAGAGACGCAGGTGTGAACCCTGAAGAAATACTAGTAGCCCATGCCTTTGCTAGTATTAGAAATCGCATTAAACGGTATTTAAGCAGATATGTCAAGATGCTTGTTGATAGAATTGGCGATACCTATGATGTAAATGATTCTGTTGGTGTACGGCAAGAAAAGGTTGCTGCTGTGTTTGATGTGTTAGCTTCACGCCTAAGGTATATTTTCGCCACCGAAAGGCCAAAGGCTTATAACTATGGTGTTGTATGTGGACTTAGGGCTCGCGGCGCCAGGATCGCAGAGGTCACAACGGAAACAGACGCTTGCGACAAGTGCCGAGAGGCTGCGGGTAGGATTTCTATCAGGGATACCACTGTTGATGACGTGCCTGCGTTTCATCCGTTCTGCAGATGTAAAATCATTCCAGTGCCCGAATAGTAAAGAAAAAAGGACGACAATACTGCCCCCGGTTCTATAGCAGATAAGTGAGTCAGCTTTTTATTCTGCGTCAACGGGGAAACACCAAGGGAGTGAAACCAGAAAAAGATGAAGAAATTTGCTAAACTATGGGATACTGTCGCAATCACGCCCGCCTGTGTTGATAATTTTAGACAGTCGGTTAATGACCAGCTTTTATCTGCTGGCGGCGAGCGTGTTTTGAGAGTTGAGATTGCGGCCACTCATGCTGGCAGACTGACTCGTAACTACGGGTTTTATTTACCACAAAAAATGAAAGATGGGGCTCATACCCTCTTACAGAACTATGGTAAGCCCATGTTGGTTCATCATAGTTCGCACGACGATCCCGTTGGGCGCATCGTAGATGCCAAATACATTGATACGTCTGGGGCGTTTGTTCGCGACGAGCAATTTGGAAGTGTTTTTAGAGATCTGTGTAATCCAAATACTCCTTTTGTAAAATCATTATCGCTTGTCGATAAAGTCTCAGATTCAGACATATTTCGCGATCCGTCATACCCTGGCCTGGGATATATTCTTGCTACAGTAGATATTTCTGACGAAGAGGCCATTAAGAAAATTCTTGACAAGCGATACCTTACTGTAAGTATTGGCGCCTCTACAGATAAAGCTATTTGCTCAATCTGCAAGCAGGACTTCGTGGAAGAGGGCCCCTGTGAACACAGGCCCGGTAAAACATATGACGACAAGCTCGCCTTTATTATTGCTGGTAGTCTCGTTTACGATGAAATATCTTTCGTAAATGTTCCCGCAGACACGCTTGCACGGGTTGTGAGCATTCATAACTCTGCTCGTTTTGGAGACGACTCAATTGTTGTTGAGGAATCAACACGTACTTGTTATGTAAATACAAATTTCTATTTCATGGAAAGCGTAGGAGGCACAAGTATGAACAAGATTCAAGATGCCTGGAATAAGGTCCAGGAGGCGATTGACACTAAGGACGCCGACAAGAAGGACAAAATTAAGGCTCTAGAAGATTTCCTTAAGGAGTTTGGCGACAAGGAAGACGAAGAGCTTGTTAAGAAAGCTAATGGTCTATTGGCCGATCTTAAGAAGGAAGAAGATAATGCCAAGGACTCAAAAGACGACGACAAAAAGGAAGACGACTCTAAGGATACAGACAATCAAGATCAAGAGCCAGATGAGGCCGACAAGCATTATGAAGACATGATTAAGTTTGGCTATGATCTTGCGTTATTTGACGAAGACTTTGAGGATAAAAAGCTTTCGGCGGGCCAGCGCAAAAAGATGGCCAAGAGTGTCTTCTGTAAGCCGAGTGAACGAAAGTATCCTGTTCCCGACTGTAGTCACGCTCGTGTAGCAATGGCTTATGCCAAGAAATACGGCGAGTCTGCGAGCGTAATCGCTTGTATTAGACGCAAGGCAAAGGCTCTTGGGTGTCCGTTTAACGGCAAGAAAGATGCTTTTGAAGAGTGGGAAAAGACAGAACTAGAGGAAATCCTTCGTGATTTGGAAAAGAACGATACCAAGGATCAGAAAAAGGAGGATTCCGACAACAAGGATGCCGACAGCAAAAAGACGACAGACGATTGCGAACCCTGTATGGCCGACGAGAAGCTTGCCGCCCTACGCCAAGAACTAAAGGATATCTATGCCGAGTACGAGGAAATGCAGCAGTCTCATGTCGAAGAGATTAAGACCCTAAAGGCGGCTCTGGCCGATGCTACGGCAAGACTAGACTTCTTGGCCGGAAGCACCGATAAGGAAATTGACGCTGTAGTACAGGAGACAGTTAAATTACCCATGGAGGATCTCGTTAAGAAGGCCGAATCCCTACGTGATTCTCTTGACTTAGAGCAGATTGTAGTTAAGCTTAACGATGGAACAACCGGTACTCCAAGCGAGAAAGTTCCAGATCCCACCCTGAGCGACAACAACGATCCCTCTTCTACAGGGGACAAGAAGGATGAAGACGATCTCTATAGGAGATATAGAGAGAAGTATGGAAAGATTGCTAAAACAGACGGTTTCAAGGCGGCTGACGCATTTCTGTTGACACTAAAGCAGGCAGGGCTGGTGCCTGTAGATTTCAACCCTGAAACTGAATAACCAAAGGAGGAAGCGTGTAAATGAGCAATTTTAATTTGTACAACGCGACTCACAAGACTTGGGATCACGTAGGCAATATTACCCCCAACGTCGAATACAGTGAGGCGCATCGTCCGCATGGCGAGTATATGCCCGCTGACTGGCTTCCTGTTGTTAGGTTTGACAAGTACCTTGAAGACTGGTTTGTAGTCTCTACCGGCAAGATTGTGGCTTTTGACCGCACTGGCCGCGTAGTGCCTGCTGGTCTAAAGAGGGCCTTTGCTCAAGCTTCTGGTGACGTTCTCACGTATAGTGCCGATGACGTTGCACAGAAGACAGTAGATCTAACAACTGGAGCAGCCGTTAGTGCTGCCGGTGGGTATACTCGTGCAGAGCTGACCGCTGCCCTGATTGGGCGTGGCTTGCTTGCTGCCGGCGAGAATGCCGAAGATTTCATTTCTCCGCCCGTGGGGGTTGCTCCCAGTAACTACCTACAGTGGGCCGGTGGCGATGGATTTAATCCCGCTGAAACGAAATTCCACAACTATAACATGCAGCATCGCATAGCGATTCTATGCAAGTATGTAATAGAGATGCCTCTGGTTCCGGCCTCTCATGCTGCTATTGACCTGTCCTCGGCTACTGGTATTAGCGATAGTGCTATTGCCGATTGGGGTCCCAGTGGTAACGGTGCCTGGTTTAGCTCTACTGCTCTAGCTGCCACTGCTCGTTACTCTAGCGACGTAAGTGCTGGAGACGATGTAGTTGCGCTTAACCTACCCGTCATGAGTCTAGCCAAAGACACCGCTCAGACTCCGATTGTATTGCCGACCGGTTTTAGTCGCGAGGTTCAGAGTATTGCTGAGATCGCTCAGTCTGGCGATTACTTCATCGACTATGACGTAGGCGTCATCCTGGTCTTTGAGTCTGGTGGAGACGCTGCACCTGTAGCTAGCGGCAATCTGAGCTTCTATCACTATGAGTCACTTCCGTCTTCAGTTAGCACTTATGCCTGCGCTCTTGGCGACCTTAAGCCTGGCGACTTCGTGCGTCCGGACGAAAACTCCAACTTCGTCAAGGCTAAGGTTTTTGCCGACAGTGACGTAAGCGTAAGTAGCACTGGTAATCCTAGTGATGCCGAGCTAGCTGTTATTATGAATCAGGTCATGAGCGCTCAGAGCGAGATTATCGGCCAGGTTCTAGATTTCGAGGATCATCCCAAGGACTATCTGGACAGAGTACGTACAGCGTATCCTCAGCTAGGCGTTTTGGATCAGATGCCTGGCAGTGCTAGCGCTGGTCTTCCTACAAGTCTAACTTACAGCGGCGGCTCTAACAGAGTGGTTCGCATTCTACTTCTAAAGTAAGGAGGGAAGCAGACTATGCCTTTCGAGCTAAAAGACGAAAAAGAATATGCATACATGTGGCTAAATAATGGTCGGCTCCCTACCGGCGATCCTAACGATGTAATCACAATAGAGGATGCCATTTCCGTTCCCGACGCCTCTATGTGGCTGCCTAAGGTGGTACAGAACGTAGTTAAGGAAGCGGCCGAGCCTTTGCTGGTTGGTGCCTCTTTGCTACAGCGCATTGAGTATCACTTTGGTCAGACTATCTCCTTTCCTGCCGTCGGCGCACTAGATGCAGCTGATATCGCAGAAGGTCAGGGTTACCCCGAGCGCAGGCTTTCCATGGGTGGGGCAACCGTAACCGCTAAGATCGGCAAGAGCGGTCTCGCGGTCAAGATCACCGAGGAAATGATTCGCTATAGTCAGTTTGATGTAGTGAACATGCACCTGCGTGCGGCTGGTCGTGCTCTGGCGCGTCACAAGGAGAAGAAGATTTTCGATTACATCCGTTCCATGGGTGTTGTGGTTTTCGATAACCTGCAGCCGACCAGGTCGGTTCGTGGTGTCACACATGGTCGCGATCTGGAGGGTAGCGCCAACGGATCCATGATTATGGACGACCTATTTGATGCATATTCCCAGGTTATCGTGCAGGGGTTCACTCCTGACACCATTCTGGTTCACCCTCTAACCTGGGCAATGTGGGTAAAGGATCCTGTCCTTCGCGCTATGGCTCTTGCTGGTGCCGGCAGCACATTCTTCGCTACTCATTCTGGTAATCCTGCTGGTAGGGCTCCTTGGGATGCCTCCAATCAGGGTAAGCTAGGTGTAAGTGGCGGTCAGAATGTCGTTCCTGGCGGAAACGCTGGCAGCCAGGAGGCTACTCCTTTAACCGGGTATCCTCAGACCATTAACAGTGCCCCTAATCTGCCCAGTTACTTCCCGTTCCCGTTCCGCATCGTAGTGAGCCCGTTTGTTCGCTTCGATCCTAACACCAGACTCACCGATATCATGGTCTTTGACTCAAGTGAGCTTGGTGCCCTGATTGTTGACGAAGACATCACTACCGAAGAATGGAACGATCCGGCTGTTGACATTCGCAAGATCAAGCTTCGCGAGCGTTATGCGATCGGGATCTTCAATGAAGGTCACGGCATTTCTGTGTGCAAGAACGTGAAGGTAGTTGCTAACCAGATCGTACTACCTGCTCAGGCTACCCAGAGCGTAAGCGGCACTATCTCTAACATCCCCGCTACTACTCCTGTGGTATAATAGGAGTTAGCAGATACGGGTCTTAATAACAACCATAACCTCAACATAACGGAAAGAGGCTCGGTCTACTTAATGGGCCGAGCCTCTTTCAATAACGTGGGCGGAGGAAATATGTTATTGCGCGTAGCTTCTAAGGGTGGAATATGGGGATTTGGTCCCTTGTGGTTGACCTTTGCTGATATGGGTCCAACTGAAGTTGACTATGAAAGTTTAGACGAAAAAACACGGAGAGCAATAGATATAGCTTTGGCTTCAGACGTTTTAATGGAGACGGACGAAAACGGAGATCCTCTCAGAAAGGAAAGTCCTTCTGCTTCTGTGTCCGTAGCACCAATTAGCATGAAGAACGCTGGCGCCAATAAGCAGTCAGATCTTTTTACTCAAGAAAAGGCCCGACAACTGTTAGACGGAAATGTACATTCTGTTAGACGCGAGGTCTCTCTTATTGGAAATATACAAGTTTTAAATGCAGCCATTGATTTGGAACAAAAGACGAAAAACAGAAAGACAGTTCTGGGTTACCTGAGACAACAGTTACAGAAAATCCTTGGCAACACGAACGGCAACCGCAATCTTGAAAGTGCCTATCGAAATCTTATAAAAGACGAAGAAGAAGAGGAGATTGTAATTTCCGTGTC